GCATCGAACTGGTCGATCATATCGTGCGAGGAGACGAAGGAGTAGCGATCCGACATGCGGTCAGAGGGCTCAGTAGCGAAGACGGAAGGAGCGAGCTTCGCAATCTCGCTTTTGTCCATGAAGGTAACCATGCATGTATAATAGAGCGCAAACCTAGGATCGCAAGAAAAAAAGGGGAGAAACTTATCGTCCTAAGTCCTTGGTACATAAGCACTTACGAGCGGCGGGGCCCGCCCCTGCCAAAATGGCATAATTCGCCTAGCCGTTGTATTTCCAACCACGGCAGGCTTTTTTATTAGCTTCTCTACGCTTGCTAGTAATCCTATGTGCCTTGCGAGCGAACTCCATATTGCGAAGATGGTTTCGACGCTTTGCTAGGTTTTGTTCGTGCTTATTCATGCCATAATCTCCAGAGCCGAGGACTCGATCTGACGGATACGCTCACGGCTCAGGTTATATAGTTCCGCAATCTGCTGAAGAGTTTCACCATTCATGCGGCGCGTAACAATATCACGCTGGCGCTCGGTGAGGTGAGCCATGAGAGCCTGCGCCTCTTCGGCGTCGGCCATAGCGTTGGAGTCGGTGTAGGAAGGGTGCCAAGTGTCCCCACGATCCTCTTCGGTGAGAGCGTCAAGGCTACGGAGGAAGCCCGACTTGAGCATACGCTTGGCGCAATCGCGGTCGATCTCCATCATGCGCCACTTGATGCGCTGGATCATGTAGCTGGTGTACTTGGCACCACGACCATCCTCGAACGCATGGTGGCCCTTGTCGAGAGCAAGGTACGCCTCAGAGATCAGGTCCTCCTTCTCCATGAAGGCCGAGATGTGGGGCTTCTGGATGTAGAGGGAGGCGTACTTGTTGGCAGCGGCCATGAACTGTTCGATGTGCTTCATGTTACTCATTGTAGTCTATTTATCGGCTAGGTCAAGGGTCTAGCTGGAGAAAATCATGAGAAAGTGGGGCGCGTAAACCCTTGCAGCATAAGGACTTAGGAGCGGCGCGGCCCCGCCTTAATAAAATCTTAACATTAGACTCAATAAAAAACCCCCCGGAGATGCCTCTCCGAGGGGCAGCCCTTTCCCGAGGGCCACTCGCTTTCTTTTAGGTCGGTTGGTTAGCTACCCTCCCGACCGCCTCGTCAGGCAGATTTAGCCATCGGAGGGAGACCGAAGATGCCCGTGCGGTTCCACACTCGGACGGCGTGGTCACGGGTCACTCCAGAGGTGACGAACTCGTTGGTCCGCTGGTTGATGATCGAGTAGGTCTGACGCGGAGTGCGCTTAGTGCGAACCATGCAGTAGTTGGAGTTGCAGTAGCCGTTGACCGACTCGAAGGTGGGGGTGTTGATGTAGTAGCGAGAGTTGATGCTCATGATGTTTTCCTTATGGGTTATAGTAGTACGAGTGTGAGCCGATGTCAAGAGTCCATCGAGTGTTTTTGGGCAGCGTAGCTATCCCACTCTTCAGCCTGAGACTGGGCACAGTCCTCACACATGAGGCAGTTACCCCAGCCGAAGTTACCAAGGGCGTGGTAGGGGTAAGGGTTGTGGCACAGGTCGCAGGCGATGATGACCTCTTCTTCGTATCGGCTCATGTATTCATTATAGGGGCTGGGGTCAAATATGCAAGGGGAAATCTAGAAAAAGCGGATCGTCGTAAGTGCTTGCTACATAAGGACTTAGGAGCGGCGCGGCCCCCGCCTGCCAAAATGGCACTATGGTCTGCCTGCCTGCCTATCAGCCTGTCCAGCAGCTATACAGAGAGAATAAACAAATAACATGAACAGGCAAAAGATAATCTTCACGGCTGCACTTCCTCGTCGCAAATCTCCAAACTAGAGTCCATATTAGATGACCACACCAGAGGAAGCCTACCAGTAAGGTTATCAGGAGTCCAGCCATAATAGCTATCTTTCATGTATGCCATAGCAGCATCCTCTGCACCCTCACGGGTCTTATAGATGCCCATAAGAGTGTCGCCTTCATAGGCGATCTTCATAGTGAGAGTGTACACTTTATCCATCAGAGGACCTCCGGGAGTTTCTCAATAATCGCAGCAGCCTGATAGATAAAGCTGCATCCCACTTTCAGTAGAGAGGCGATTTGATTGTTGAACACAACAACAATAGTTCCGATCACAAAGAGTTTGAACTTCATCAGATAATAAAGAGGCAGAGGACAAGAGAACCCATAACAAGGTAGGTCGCAGTATCAGGGTGATTCCAGATATATTTCATCGCCACAGTTCCCAATCTTGGTAGCCTGAAAAGAAGAGGGCTTCTTCTCCCTCTTGTTCGTTCATTTCGTCTTCGTATTCTTCGAGATCCATCACTTGCCTTGGTACTTGCCGAAGATGGAGGAGATCATATCCTCGATGGCCTTCTTGTCCTCAAGGGCCTGAGCCCAGCGGTCGAACTGCCTGTCCTTCTCAGCGTTGGTGAGGGGCTTGTCGTTATCTTGCATGTCTCTATTGTAGCGTGTTGGGAGCGATTGTCCAGAGGAAAGTGGGAAAAATATCAGAAGCCAAGGGCCACGGCCAGCCCAACGATGAAGGTGCCCATGGTGAGGGAGAAGAAGATGAGAAGGAGAGCGTTGTCGTCGCTCGCTCCGGGGTAGCTATCTTTCATGTGTACATTATAGCACCCCCTCCTGAGAATGCAAGGATCTTTCCAAAAAAACTTATCGTCCTAAGTGCTTGGTACACAAGGACTTAGGGGCGGCGGGGGGACAAAGCCACCGGAAAATTTCGCACTAATGGGACTCCAGTTCCATACCGGGGGGCTACACATATGGAACATCAAATCTTTTTTAAGGGACTCCTAGAAAAAAATTGGGACTCCTGAAAAAATAGAATTCCGAACTAGTATATAATAATACGGAGTTGCCGTTTGGGACTCCTCACCCTTGTCATTAAGAAAGGAGAAAAAATATGACAAACTATTATTGGACGAGCTTTGACTCGATTTGGAACCGTTTTGATACGGCTTTGACGAACTGGAATTCTTTTGCGTGGGATTACACTAATTCCCAGCCCCGTCAGAAGTTCGCACACATGCCCAGCTACCCTCACTCCGATGTGTGGTTTGATGAAGATGGTAAATACCTTTGGATAAGGTTTGCACTTGCTGGTTATGCTAAGGATGCGATCAAGGTGAGAGCAGTTGGGAACAACTTGCGAGTTATAGCAAAAGGTGAGAAGGAGTCTAACATCAAGTTTGTACACCATGGTATAAGCTCTAAGGATGTGGACTTCACGCTTGCGGTGGACGAGGGGTTTGATCCAATCTCTGCTGAGACTGCATATGAGAGTGGTATGTTAACCATTAAGGTGCCGCGCTCCAACAACGCCAAAGTAGTAGACCTCATGTAAAAAATTTTTGGCGCAAAAGCTTTGACCCGTATTCAGATTTTTCTGGGTGCGGGTCAATTCGTAGGTATATAATAATAAGAGGTGCTTATATGTACGGCTGAGGCAAGAAAAAAGGAGGGGGCGGTCGCTCCCGATGAAAAGGTTCTTCCAAAACAAAGGAAGTAAATTTGCGCGAAAGCTCAGAGAGCGTAGGATAACTATTATAAAATTGAACAGGTTTGAGACTAAGCGCAAGCTAGGAAAGAACCTGAGAGGCTACCATGGACCCAGTAGATGATATAAAATGGACAAAGCGTAAAGCTCCTAAGATCGAGTTTACTCAGCAGCACTTCTCTGAAGGAGCTAAACACATCATTTTACGCGCCTTCCCAAAAAACTCATCATTTGAGACAGCCAAAGAGATGCTAATCATACAGGCTTCTACAGGGCGCATGGATGAATTCATGGAAAATAGCATAAAGAAGCATGATGATGATCCTGCTTACGCTGTAAAAGTGTACATGGATGTGTTTGGTCTCGAATATGATGCTGATTTTATAGAAAAAGTGATACTAGAATCGTCTGAGTATGTCCTACAGCAGAAATATGCGTTCAATAGACCTCGCCCAAGACAGCTTTCTGATGTATTTAAGATCAGTTTCGACATCACTGAATCAAAAACGGCAAAAACGCCCTCTTATCCCAGTGGTCACTCGACTCAATCGCGCCTAATTGCTGAAATTTACGCTGAAAAGTATCCACAGCACCGTAGAAACCTTCTTTTAGCCGCTGATGAGTGCGGTTACGGGCGAATTATGGCTGGATTACACTACCCAAGCGACCATAAAGCGGGAGTCATGCTCGCAAAACGCCTTTTTTCGATGATGAGGGACAAAAAAGTAGTCGATCCTAGCACCTTCAACAAGAAAATTGACTTTACTTTAGAGAAATAGGTAATCTAGTCATATTTTGGAAGGCTTGGCGGTTCAAATGCCAAGAATCTCGACCTACTAACTCTCCAGAGGAGTGATGACATAACATAATAGGGGCTGCTTGGTTCTCGAAACCCTTAAGGTGGGCCTGTGAGGTGTAGTAAATGTCGTAGAAGTCCCAGTTGCCTTTAAATTCTTTAGGCTGGGAGAGGTCTAGTTTATTCCAGACATAACCTCTAGCTGCTAAGAAAAGCCCGTCGAGAACTACTACTCTTCCATACCTACCATATCGAGTACCCTCATTCTTATCTGTACCTTTGTGAAAGACGAATCCTCTATGAAAATCTTTTCTCCACAATTCATGATCCCACCAGACAGCATTCTTCCCTAACTTAGTTGTTCCTGCTGGGCCAATGATACCTACCTTTTCTCCTAAGCAGACTCCTAAAGCAGCTAAGAACTGTTCTTTGTCTTGTTTTATCTCAATATCATCATGACACATGATCACGATATCATTATCTTTAGGATTGCAAACCTTTAGTCCTTTTTGGTAAGCTTTGAATATTGATTTTTGGTTAGCTAATACTTTTACACTAACACCGTATTCCTTTAATTGCTTGATTAAATTACCTGTAGTGACTGAGTAATCAGCAGAACGGGTACATATTAGTGCATAGATCTTCATGGTCTATTATAGAGTATGAATAAGGAAGAATTAATAGCGGAATTCAAAAGATGTAAGGATGACCCTGAACACTTTATTTCGTCATATGTTAAGGTGACTCACCCCGTTCGGGGTTTAGTCCCATTTAAATTATATCCTTTTCAAGAGAAGATTTTAAAAAATCTCCATAATCCGAGGAATCGTTTCAATATTCTTCGTAAATTCCGTCAGGCAGGGGCCACTACATTAGGCTCTGCATACTGTTTGTGGATGGCGGTATTCAAGCCTCACCAATCTATCGTTATCCTTTCTAAGGGTGATGCAGAATCTACTGAGGTTCTGGATAGAATTAAGCTAATGTATGACGAACTTCCAGACTTTCTTAAGCCCGGAATCGTGGAGAGCAACAAACACACCCTGAAGTTAAGAACTAACTCAGTAATTAAATCTAGGCCATCAGGTAAGCAATCGGGTCGATCTCTTGCTGGCTCCTTCCTAATGATTGATGAGGCAGCATTCATTGAAAATATTGACACGATTTGGGCAGCAGTTTATCCAATTATCTCAACGGGTGGTCGTGCTTATGTACTGTCTACTGTTAACGGCGTTGGTAATTGGTATCATAATGTATATCTTGGTGCCGTGGCAGGTTCTAACTCCTTCAACGCCATAGATATTACTTGGCAGGATCACCCAGAGTACCACAGACAAGAATCGGGGTTTGAGGAGCTTTACGCTGAAATGGAGAAGCGTGGACTCAATGTGGATATTTGGGAAAAGACTACTCGGTCCAACATGCCTCTTAAACAGTGGCTTCAAGAGTATGAGTGTGAGTTTCTCGGAACAGGTGACACCTTTATCGAAGGTTATCTCCTCAAGCGCATACTAGAGAATGTTGATGAGGAGTATGGGATTAAATTTAATAACCGAATGCGCGTATGGAAGGATCCTGACCCGTCCTATGATTATGTAATCGGAGTTGATGTTTCTATTGGCCGAGAGGGCGACTATTCCGCTTTCCAGATTATGAATTCCTACACAGGAGAGCAGGTAGCCGAATTTTATTCAAATAAAACACCAATTAACGAGTTTGCTCAAATAATCAATGACGAGGCGTTACTATATAATAATGCAGTGGTTGTTATCGAGCGCAACACGATTGGCAACAATTTAGTGGATTGGCTTTATAATTATCACGAATATGACAACTTGTGGATGGATGACAAAGGTAACTTTGGATATCAGGTTACGACCAAAAACCGTGAGGAGCTGCTGGTCCGACTTGAAGAATACATCCGTAACGACCGAATTAAAATTAACTCTAAACGAACTGTTGACGAATTACTAACCTTTATTATTAATGACAATGGGAAGATTGAGGCTGACACTGGTAAGCACGATGACTTAATTATGAGTCTTGGCGTAGCAATCCAGATTCTTCATACACTTATTGATGGAACTCCTCTCGATTTCGAGAAGAATCCACACAAGGAGAGAAAGCCTTTGTCTCCTCTAGTACACAAAGTAAGAGATACTTTTGGTAGGATATCCGAGGAAGATTACAAATGGCTGATAAGATAAATGAAGACTCAATTGGTAACACCCAGTTTGGTGCAAGCAACCCTACAGGTAGGGCTGGTCCATATTTTTATCCTACTGGTCGCCTCGGCCAATTCATAGCTAAATTCTTTGCTACTAAAGCACAACCTTATGTAGCGAGTCAGACCTCAGAAAAACCCACTCCACAAGCTCCTTTGGCTGGAGATACCGTTCAGAACACTGATGTCGTTAAGGCCCAAGATAAGATGGCTTTGGGTGCGATCAATAGGCGTGAAGTTTATCTTCCTGATATCGAGCGCAACAGACGAGAGCGTTACAAGCAGTATGAGGAGATGGACGATTACCCAGAAGTAGGTGCTGCCTTCGATATCTATGCTGATGAGTGTACTCAGAAAAACCTCAAGAACGAGCGTTGGAAGGTTATATCTAAAAGCCAGTTAGTTGTTGACGAAGTTAGAGAGTTCTTCCAAACCGTTCAACTTGATCGTCATTATTGGGATATCATTCGTAACACAGTAAAGTACGGAGATTGTTTCATTGAAACCGTCATAGATATTAACAACCCAAAGAAAGGTATTCAACGACTTAAGACTCTTAACCCAAACTTCATTATTCGTGTTGAAAACGAGTATGGCTACCTGACAGACTTCTTACAGGAGATACCTCGTAAAGAAGATTGGGGAGCCTATGGTGCTGCATCTACTCAGATGAGTGGTAACAGGTTCATCACTCTAGATAGAAACCAGATTGTACACTTTAGACTACGCACATCCGACCCTGCCTACTATCCATACGGTAAATCTATCGCTGCACTAGCTGTTCGCGTATACAAATCACTCAAGCTTATGGAAGATGCGATGCTTATCTATCGCCTATCCAGAGCACCAGAGCGTAGAATATTCTACATTGATGTCGCTAACATGCCCGCTGGCAAGGCTGAGATGTACATTGAACGACTCAAGGAGAAGTTCAAGAAGGAGAAGTTCTACGATCCAAACAGAAACAATGTGGACGCTCGTTACAACCCTTTAAGTGCTGATGAGGATTTCTTCGTCCCCACTCGTCAAGGCAGCAATACTAAGATTGAAACTCTTGCAGGAGCACAAAACCTAGGTGAAGTAGAGGATGTACAGTATTTCAGAGACAAGCTTCTTGCTTGCCTTAAGATTCCAAAGGATTATGTAACCAACCAGCACGACAAGTCTCCAGAGAGAAAAGCTAACTTGCAGCAACTTGATATTAAGTTTGCTAGAGTTATTGGTCGTGTACAGCAGCAAGTTGAGGTAGGTCTTGAAACGCTCGCCAGAAGGCACCTCGTCCTTATGGGCTTCCCCGCTTCTGCTATCAAGGACCTTAGAATCGCGCTACCAGAGGGTAGTGATCAGTTTATTCAGAGAAAGATTCAGGTTGAGGAAGCTAGAAGTCGTGCTGTGCAGGCTGTTCAAGGTCTTCAGCTTTTCCCCAAAGAATACTTATACAAAGAGTTCTACGATATGAATGATCAGCAAATTTCAGAAATGATGTCTGACATGGAAGAAGAACAGGAAAAAGAGCAAGAGAAGCAAATGGCCCAGCAGCAGCAGATGGCTGGTCAGGCGGCTCAGGGAGAAGAGGGAGCAAAACAGGCTGATGCTGAAAGAGCAGAAGCAGGCAAACAAGCCGACTTTGAGCGGGATCAGGCTGGAAAAGAGGCTGATGTTGATAGGCAAAAAGAGCTTGCAAAAACTCAAAAGGAAGCCGTTGAGGACAAGCTCGTAGCCACACTAAACAGAGTAAAAGCTAAAATGTTAGAGGAAGGGACCTCCTCTACAAAACGAATAGAGTCTATAAACCGGACAATTTCTAGAATTGAGGAAAAATTAGACCAAAATCAATAACTATATAATATAGACATGAGGATTTATTATGTTTGATCACCTTTTTGAAAATCGTAACACGACCGTCACAAACCTTATTAAGCTCGGTGATTGCCTCGGCAGATCACTTAGAGAGAATGTAGAGCTTTTCTCCATCGACTCTGAGGAGTCTAAAGTTGCTTTCCTCTCTGAGAGCGGTAAGGTTATATCCGGTAACTACTCCCTAAATGGGCAGATCTCCCTTGAGGACATTCAAGTACAGGCTGCTGAGATCTTTGAGGAGAACGAAGTCTTTGATACATTCGTAGATGAGAAGGTATCTAACTTCGTTGGTAGCCTTAATGGTGATCAAATCTCCGAGGCTTCTGAGTCCTTCAGCGATATCCTTAGCCTTTGGGAGAGCCGCCTTAAGTTCGAGAATGTTAAGAAGCGTCTTAACCAGAAGGTTGATATCTTCTCTGAGTCACAGACTATTCTTAACACTCAGGAGTTTGAGAGATTCTACGAGCTAATGCCACAGTTCATGGAGTTCCTTGAGGAGAACAAGGAAGAGATTCTTGCTGTCCAAGAGCTTGCTAACTCCTCAAAGCTATCTGGTGCTGTCTCTCGCGCATTCAATTTCCCCAAGCTCTCCTTCGAGGAGCTAGTGGAGAACAAGGACTATGTTGTCAAAGACGGTCTTGACAAAAACATCTACGAGATGATCTGCAAGCAGGAGCTTATTCAGAAAGAACTTCTTGAGTCCAAGATGGCTTTCGACAATGTTTGGGCCACCAACGGTAAGGTCCGTAAGCTCGCCAGCCTTGTATTCGAGGACTCAGAAGAAGAAGTTCTTGAAGCTCTTGTAGAGGCTGTCATCGAGATTCCCTACTTAGCTCTCAGCACCAAGCGTCAGCTAAACGAGTGCATCTCTGATGCCTGCGATATTTTAGAGTACTCAAGCAAGAGTGACAAGCAGATTTCCGAATTTGTTTCTAACCTCTACGAGATGAAGAAGCCTCTCAAGGCTACTCTTATCTCTGTACTCAACGAGAAGTACGGTATCAATGTTTCAAACCTAAAAGATACTCCTTCTTTCAGCAGTCTAGCTAAGACTCAGGTTGTTCTGTTTGAGTGCCTTGCCCGTCTCACCAAGAAGGGCAGCGTTCTCAAGGAGTGCTTACAGGATGTAGCTAAGATGCTCAAGAGCAAGAACGGCGTTGAAGTTATTGATGTAAACGACATCGTTGCTGAGTGCTTCGCTGCTTGTGACCTTGATGTTCTTGTCGAGGAGCCCACCATCACCGAAAGTGCTGACTTCGCAACCATCTTCCTTACTGAGGGTACTGCGAGAGAGCTTCTTGAGAAAGCAAAAGAAAAGATGCTTTTCGGTAAGAAGGATAAGGAGACTGACGCTGGCGATGAGGAAGATGATTCTGCTCGCAAAGCTAAGAAGGAATTATCTCCTGCTCAAAAGAAGCTTGATGTAGATGGTGACGGAGACATCGAAGGTGATGATCTTGCTGACCTTCGCTCCAAGAAAGGTAAGAAGAAGCAGGAGGAAGTTGAAGAAGCAGCCGCGCCTGCCCCAGAAGCTCCTGCCCAAGAGCCCGAAGCAGAGGCACCTGAAGAAGAGGAAGCTCCAGAGCCCATGGATAAAGAGGAGTTCTTTAAAGCTCTTACAGATCTTGAAGGCGTCCTTGATTCGCTAGGTAGTAAAGACGAAGCTGAACCAGAAGAAGACGAAGAATCCGCAGAGTGAGGTAACCCTTGGTTGAATATGTCCCTCTAATACTATCTTCTATAGACGGGGAGTATCGCATAGTCGAACTCCCTGAAGGAGGTATTTTAGCTGGTGGGGGCAACTCTCAAGGGGGAGATACTTCTCTTAATTATAAGTTTGAAGATGATACTACTTCTGGTAGCGTATTACCTAGATATCTCGCCCTTAACAGTTTAACCGCAAGTGATGTTACTGAGATTTATATAAGTCGATATAATTCTCAAGGAACTGATTTATCGGGATTGTTGTATAGTTGGGTATCTGTTTCATCTACAGTAGGAGACCTATATCTTTACTCTAGAGCGGCTACAGATGGTACAAGAGAGCAGATTATATACTCTATTTCCGGTGAGGCGCAAGTAGGTGATGTATTTGCGTTTAATTCTACATTTAGAGCTTCTAGTAAAGTTGGTATAAGTGACATTTTCGCTCAAAATGATGATGTTATTATATCTCTAAGTAGGGCGGGAGGTTCTGGTCCTCAAGGAGCAGTCGGTCCTCAAGGTGATAGAGGTCCTCAAGGTGATAAAGGAACTCAAGGGGACAAAGGAACTCAAGGCGATAAAGGAACTCAAGGCGATAAAGGAACTCAAGGGGATAGAGGAGAAACGGGCGCTCAAGGCACACTGGGCCCTCAAGGGCGAGATGGTCCTCAAGGAACTGGTGGGCCTCAAGGGGTTGATGGACCTCAAGGAAATACTGGTCCTCAAGGGGATAGAGGTCCTCAAGGGGATAGAGGTCCTCAAGGGGACAAAGGAACTCAAGGGGACAAAGGAACTCAAGGGGACAAAGGAACTCAAGGGGACAAAGGAACTCAAGGGGACAAAGGAACTCAAGGGGAAAAGGGAACACAAGGCGAGAAAGGAGC